TTGACGTTGCCGGCCACCAGTTTCGCGGTGAGACGTGCCACCACGGAGCGGACTTCCTCGGCCCGCTGCTTGATGGTCTGGTTTGGCTTCAGGCGGGTATCGCAAGGCATGGCTCAGAACTCCAGGTTCGAAACAACGGGGATGGCGGGGGTAGCCGGTATGTCCAGGTCCGCAACCGGCTCCAGGTCGATCGCGCGACCGGTGATCTCAGGTGCCTGGATTTCCTCGGCCTCAGTCACGTCCAGGAACATGGTCCGGCTTTCCCGGATCGTGCGAAGGGTGGCTTCGTCGATCTCCAGGGCAGCGGCTTCGCCGGCCTTGACGATCTTACGGGCGGCGCTGCGCGCCACGGCGATAGCCTTCTCCGCCCGCTGCGCGGCCTCAGGAGACAGCATCGACGATAGTTGCTTGGCCTTCTCCGCAGCCTCCCGAACCACCTTCACGTCCAGGCGCTTCAAGCCATGTTCCATGTTGAACAGGAGGTCGGAAATCTCGGAGTTGATCGCCCTCACGGCTTCAACTTCGTCAGCCGCAACTCGCCCGATCAAAATGAACACCGCGACCTGGGTCAGCGAAGCCTCACGGTTGAAGGAGGCGACAACCTCCCGCGCCTCCGCCATGGCAGCATCAAGTTTCTCGCGGTCGGCCTCCGGGCAAAGCAGGCCGAACTGTGAGTGGGTGCAAACGCTGGTCACGATCGACCGCGCCTTGGAGCGGGTCTTAACCGCAAGGTCGTATTCGGCTGGGTTTTCAATGATCCTGTCCGTTTCCCACTTGGCGCGGGCAGTGCCGTCAGCGGCAATGTGATCGGCCTCGATATCGCGCCGCTGGTAGGCGACGTTGCCGGACAAGGAGGTCTTCAGGCTCACGAGTAATCCCGGCCTGAGCGTTGATATGTTCATGAGGTTATTGTCCTTCGGTTCGGTTGGGTTAGGAGCCAAAGCCAAGTAGGCCGTTGATCATTTCAGGGGTGAAAACAGGGGCGAGTGACTTTGGCCGGTTTCTTGTCTGTGCCGTAAATCCCGTCCAGCGGCAGTTTCCGGGCTTGTAATCGCCATCAGGGTCAGGATGACGGTCGAGAGTGCATCCGGCCGGTCGGATACCCATGTCGGCGAGGAAGCCAGCGAATGTCTGCCATTGCTCGCAGACCTTTATTCCTCGGCCACCCCAGTATTCGAAGCCAGTTGCGTTTGGATTGTTGCATCGCATCATCATGGAGTGCCAGGAGCGGTAGGTAGGTGAAGTGTCCCCGTGAGAAGCGTGCCCATGGGTTCGGAAGACGCTCGCGGCCTGTTCTCGTGAAAAGCAGCCACAACTAACCGTGGTGCCATCACGCAAGTGCCGACTGCCGATCACTTTCTGAGCGCCGCAAGCGCAGCGGCACGTCCAACGGGTGTGATACCGGCCTTTGTTCGAAGCCCGTTCGATCACGAGCAACCTCCCAAAACGTTGTCCTGTCAGGTCTATGACGCGAGGCATTGCCACTTCTTTCAGAAATCGAGTTGCCGGCCGGTTACGGTTCCGCCCGTGACAATCTCTGGTGTGGTGGCAGCGCGAGCGCGGGAATTGCCCCACTCCCTCAGGCGCACAATCTTCTCGGCCGAGGTCTTTGACATCGGCACGACCGTCTTTGCAGCGGCCAGGATATCCGCGGTCGTGATCTCGCGTTGGTTGTCGGCAAAGGCCGCATACATCGCGTCCGGGATCAGGCTGGCGATCTCGGAACCGGTAAACCCTTCGCTGGCATCGGATACCGCAGCGAAATCGACCGGTGCATCCTTCCGACCGTGCGCCTTCAGAGCGGCGATGCAGATATCAGCCCGTTCGGTCCGGGTAGGCAGATCAACCCACCAGATTTCATCGAACCGCCCCTTGCGCATCAACTCAGGTGGCAAGCTGGTCACATCGTTCGCGGTTGCGATAACGAACGCTTCGCCGGCCCGCTCCTGCATCCAGTTCAGGACTGTGCCGAGGGCGTCCATCGACACGCCGCCATCAGCGCCGCCACCAGTCGCACCGGCGAGAGCCTTTTCAAGCTCGTCGATCCACACCACGCACCGGCCAATGGCTTCGATCACCTTCAGCGCGCGCCGCAGATTGCCTTCGGACTCCCCGACAAACTTGCTCTTGAGGGCGTTGAGGTCGAGCTTGAGCAACGGCACGCCCCACGCGGTTGCGATGGCCTTGGCAGTCAAGCTCTTGCCGCAGCCTGGAATGCCCACCAGGAGCGCGCCCTTCGGTGCTGGCAACCCATACTGCCGTGCCGCCGGGCTGTATGCGGCTTTGCGGGACACAAGCCACTCCTTCAGGAGGTCAAGCCCGCCAACCGCATCCAGGCCGCCCGGGATCGGGTCATACCACTCGATAACCCGCTCCCTCGCGACAACCCGTTTCTTTTCCTGGGCCACGGTTGCCGGGTCGATCCGGCGATGCTGGACGAGCGAGCGAGCGTAGCAGGCCTGGGCTTCCTCGCCCGTGAGACCGACAGCGGCATCAATCGCGGCATCCCTGGAACCGTTGGGCGCGGCGGTCTTCTTGATCTCTTCCGGCAGGCCAGCGATGGAGGAGTCCAGGATGCGGGCAATCTCTGCGCGGTCCGGCAAGTCCCACTCCACAACCGTGCAGTGGTTGGTGAGCTCGGCCGGCACGTTGGCGGACGGTGACAGGATGACAATGGCCTGAGCGCTGTCCTGGCCGATGGTGGGCAGGATGCGGGCCACGTTCCGCAGCATCCGGCAGGTCGTGAGACCGATGGACCCTTCAAGCCACGGCGGCAGGTCCCGCATGATCCACACACACCGCTCGCGGCCAGACTGAGCGCGGTCCTGGATCGCCCGGAGCATATTGCCTGGATCTGGGTCGCCGATATTGGACTGAGGCTTGCCGTCCATGCCGCAAACACCCTGGGCCACGTCCCACGTCCGGGTGGCGTATTTGGCTGCGGCGGCAGCCTCCATGACGTAACCCTCAACGCGAGCCTCTTCCCGCGAGACGATCCAGATCAGCGGATTGCGAGCGCGCAGAAGCGCCGCGATATCGGCCGCTTGAACGTCGGCCTTGGTTTTGGTGCTCATGACTTCACTCCGCAGCGTGCAAACACATCAGCAATCGCGTCATCGACCTTCAGCGATTGGCAGGGCGTGTAGGCGTCCCACCCGTCCGAGTAGGTCGCCACGATGCAAAGCGTTTGGTTGATCAGGTAGCAGGTCAGGAACGCCACGTTGGAGTTCTTCGGACCGCGCTCTTCCCACACAAGGCGGACGGTTGCGCCGGCTTCGCGGCAACGTTCGGCAAGCAGGGTGTTGGGGTAGACTTTGCCCCGGTTTGGATGCGTAACCACTTCATTACTCCGCCCCAGAGATCCGGCGAGGCGCCCGTCAATGAACCGGCTGGTCATTGCCACCACACCCGTAGGTGTGGGCCGCAATGGTCAGCGCGGGGTGTGAACCTGGGGCAGTTGGTGATAGTCGGGCGCGCCCATCAGGCGGACGAACGGCAAGCAGAGGGCCAGCGTGACGATAACGACAACGATGGTCGGGGAAGCGTTCATGATTGCTCTCTCTTGATGGTGCGGGGGTTGCGGGCGGTCGTGACGTTGCCGACGCGAGGGTCAGCGGTGACAACCAACAGATGGTCGATCTCGGCCAGTCTGGCGGTTAGCTTGTCGATCTGACTGGCAAGGTCAGCGCGACGGGCTTCAAGCAGTTCGCGGACGGTCACGAGTTCGCTCCGTAGAACACGTGAGGATTGTTCGTCAGCGTGGGGTTGAACGTGCGGACAAGGCCAGACTTGCCGACCCGGTAGTCCACCAGACAGCCGTCGCCACGTGCGGCGCGGATAGCGACAACGATGCCGTGTAGGCGTTGACCATCGGACAACTCAATCATGAGACGAGCGCCGACGATGGGAGTGTCCAGGGTTTTCATCGACCGACGATCCCCACCAGTTTGCCGGCCGCCACGGGCACCACCTGAACCTCATAGCCCTCGGCCTGGATCAGCCGGAGCTTATCGACCGTCAGCGTCTTGGTGCCTGCCATGGCGGCCAGGAACAGCGCGTGCCGGCAAACGGGGTAGACAGTCTCTACCCCGTAGACGTTGCGGATTGAGACCTGGATTTTCATGCGCGGGTCTCCGCCTTGTGGTGCCTCAGGAGAGCCAGCAAGGCGGTCACGCCAGCCGGCGACAACAGATGGTAGCCGGGTGCAACCTCGGCCTTGGTGCGGTCCTGAAACCATACCCAGGTTGCGCGAGACAGCGAGTGGACGGTGGCGTTGGTCATTTCAGCAACCTCCCTGGAACGCGACGGAGGAAGCAATGGCCGGGGGGAGGCAATGGGGAGGTAGGCCAGCATTGCGATGGTGTCGCCGGCAAGGTCGATGATCGCGTAGTCGAGTGACTTGATGCTCACGTCGTTGTCTCCGCCCCTGAAAAACCCCGAGGCGCGGGTAGCAAAATGGCAGAAGTCCTTAGGTTTTGGTCTTTTCGGCTTGTCACGTAGGCGGTAGGAGACCGAATAAGGCCAGAAAATCAACCCAACGTCAACACACATCTGTGGATTTAATGGAAGACTTGCGAAACGGTCTTTTCGGTGTGTAGTCAATCCCGGTGCACAACTGACTCCATTGGAGGATTTCAAAATGGCGGGACCACTCGGAACCGACAAACACACCATCAAGGCGCCGGCACAGTCGTCGTCGAAACTGGCAACGAGCGTTGGTTCAGGCAGCCGGCCAGGTTCAAGCCGCTTCCCGATCGAAACGTCAGCGCCGGTTGACGCCTACACGCTCGATCGCGACCCGCCGAAAGGCGGTCTGGGACTGGGCGGCGAGAAAGCCCGGGGCTGACAAGCCACACATACGAGGCTAGTCCGATGGCTCGTCGATCGTTCGGCGGGCCATCGTTCGTTCAGGGGGATTCGCATGGAGTTTGAAGCCGCAGAGATCAGCATCACCACGTGCACCGAGAACCACGTCCACATCCGGTTGCGGCCGGTCGATGGCGGCGGTCCGACCTACGACACGCACTTCGACGCTGATACAGCCCGCCGCTTCGCCTGCACGGTCCTGGAGGCCGCCGCTGACATCGCGCCGGTATCCGACGTGCCAGAGTTCGTCAGCGCCGTAGCGGTCCTGGAAGAGGCGCAGCGCCGCCACCCTGAAGCTGTTGAAGCCATCGTCGCCATTCTCGACAAGGACGGCAGGACCCTCATCTATCGCCGCTGTAGCCCGTCACAGATGGCCTATGTCGCCAGCAAGCTACTCGTCGTCGCAGGGAGCGAGTGATGCAGTTCCATGTCACGCTGAACGATCGCCTGCCGATGCCCGCCGCCATGGGCATCGCCGGCATGGGCTATGGCTACTCAAACCCGAGCACGGTCCTGGTCGAAGCCGATGAGGTCAAGGTCACCGATCAAGGCGATTTGCTGTTCTACAGCAGCCTGATCGAAAGCATCACGGTCCGCGATGCCTACCGCACGATCCATCGCCAACCAATCGAATGCTTTGCTCGCGGCCAATGGACCAGATGGAAGCGCATCGACTGACTTGCACGAATAAGAAAACAAAGTAATCAAAACCAAAGAACTATTTGATTTATTCGCACTTGCAAATAACCAGCAACTGAGACAACCGTCGCATCAATTCCAAAATACCGACGGAAAGCCTCATGAGCGACCTTGTTGAAGCCCCACCAAAGAACCGCGGCGGACGCCCCAAAGGATCGACCAACAAGGTCACCAGGGAGATCCGCGCAATCGCAGCCGACTACGGGCCGGCCGCCGTCAGAAGGCTCGCAGTGTTGGGCGGACTGATCCCAAAGCGCCAACTGAAGGCCGGCGAGGAACCAGCCAAGTCCGAGGCAACCCAGGTCGTTGCTCTCAGCCACATCCTCAACCGTGCCTACGGCTTTCCCTCACAACCACTGCAACACTCAGCCGATGAGAGCTTCGAAAGCCTGCTTGACCGTCTCGAAAGCCGGCGCCTCGGCAAGCCCGAACCAATCCAGGCCATCGAGCTCCAGGTCACCGCAGATGGATCGTTCGAAGCCATCGACCCCGGACCCCAGGGCGATCCAGAGCAAGCGCCTGTAAGCGCGCAGCAACCCGACGAGGACGAGCAACCCATCACTGACTGGCTCGTCGAACCTGACGCCTAAAGCCCGCACCAAAGGCCGCGAAAGGTAGCCACAGACAGGCAGGAGAAGACCCCGACGGGGGTATCGGGCTGTAAGACATCCGCTTGCCGGAATCGGTTTTGTCTTACAGACCGGGCTCGCGTTGTAAGACAGGAGCGAGTGATGGCGTCGATTACAGTCAGAGTGTCGGACGAGTTGAACGAGCGGTTGAAGGAGCGGGTGGTCAAGAACGCCACCACGGCAAGTGCGTTCGTTATCGCCGCATTGCAGGCTTCGCTGGATGGCGAGGATGACCACGACAAGACCGACTGGACCAAGTTGGGCTATCCGGCAATCGCGGGCGAAGTGACCACGAGGTTCAAGCGGAGCGCGGAGAAGAAGGCGCCAAAGCACTAACAGACCGCAAGATGTGGTGTTGACCGACAGGGCAAAGTCTATTCGGACAGATGGAGGCGGCAATGGTAGTCGGTGTGGCAGCAGCGGCGGCGGCGGAAGGGTTGGGCTTGATGGCCAGCGGACTGGTGCGGTGCTGCCAGTGCGGCAAGCCATGCAGGGGCGGAGTGACCGACTACCTCGGCCGGTTCCGGTGCGAGGACTGCGCCCGGCTCTGGGAGGGCGTGGAGCAGGCCCGACGCCGGCAGGCCCAGGCCCAGCAGGAGGACGAGCGCAAGGCGGCCGTGGCGGTCGAGGAGGCCGAGCGCGAGGCGATGTGGTCGATGCCGCTGCGGTGAGGCGGCCAGCGCCGGCAGCGCGGAGGCGGGGACCGATCCTGGCCGATCCGGGCCGGACCCGCCAGGAAAACGATCCCCACTGTGGAAATACCCCGGTGCATGTGAATATGCACCCACAGCCTCCACTATACCCCGCTGGCCCAAATTTATTTTTCTGGTAATTTTTCTGAGAAGATTTTTCAGAGGGGGAGGGGTGTTCAGGGTCCTGGGTATATTTACTGTGCTTTGGCGGTTGAGATGGTGAAGCGTTGGAAGTCTGGGGCTGCTCGTGGGAACCGTTTGGGTCGGGACAAGGGTTTTGTTGGGGGCAGTTATGGTGCGGCTGGTCCGGCGGTTCGGGTGACTTTATCTGGGGATCGGGTTGAACTGGGCATTCCGGTAGGGGATTGGGTAGTGGTTGGGTCTCAATGCCCGTGGAATACGACGCCTGGGGTTCGTCAGGTATGGCGGCGTGGCGAGTTGGTGAGTGACCCGGCGAAGCGGAAATATGACTGAGGGGCGGGCATGACGGACGATTTGACGGCGCAGGAGGTCTGGCAGGGTTTCCGTCTGGTTGAGAGTAGGCCTGAGGTTGCCGCCGCTGAGCGGGCTGTCGTGGATACAGGCGTGGCTCGTTACCTCGCTGCTGAGCGCGGCGTTCCAAGGGCGGAATTCGTCGCCGTCTGCGAGGCATTCAACGATGCCTGTCGCGACCTCCTTCGCCTCCGCGCCGCGCAGGAGAGCGGTCGGAAGGATGGTTGCGTGGACCTGGGGGACATACGGGGCGGCCGGTGTCGGTTGACGGCGGATGGTGTGTGCAAGAAGGGTTTGGATTGTCCGTTGATGCGGGCGAGGTTTGGGTGATGGTTTTTCTGAAGGCGGCGGTGGTTCTCGGGCTTTGTGCGATCCCGGTTTTGCTGTTCATTTTGATTTGGGTGTCGTTGCCGTTTCAGTGGCCGGTAAGGAGGGGTTGATGGCTCGTCAGTTGATGCGGTGCTCGGTCTGGTTCCTGGGCAGTTGCCTGATCGGGGTGCTGCATGGGGTCGGCGACTTTGCTGTGGGCAATGAATACCTGAGTTGGTGGCAGGAGTTGCCTTCGATGGCGGCTGGTGGTGCGGTTTGTTGTTTGACGGCTTGGGCGGTGCGGTGAAGGCAGCGGAGCGGCGGGCTCGGATTGATGCGTATGAGCGGTCGTTTCTGGCTCGGTTGGCGGGTGATGTTTCGCGGTGCCGGCGTGCTTTGAAGGAGGCTGAGCAGCGGTTGGCTGACGCTCGGGAGCAGAAGGCCAAGGGCGAGTTGATGACAGCGGCGCTGCACCCTTCGGTGGTGCGTATGTTGCAGGCGTTGGAGCCAGCGCCTCGGCCTGATCCTGTGCCTTTGGCGCCGAGCGGGGATGAGGCGCGGATGCTTTTGATGTGGTCTCATCCGCATTCGGAGGGTCGGGCGGTCGAATTGTTGGCGGGGAGCGAGTATTGGTGATCCCGTTTGACGCGACCCGGCAGTGTTGCTGGTGCGGGAGCAACAACGAGGCTGGTGCGGTCGGGTATGGTGGCGAGCGGCAGTGTCTGGTTTGTGGTTGGGGCGGCGACGGCGAGCCTGACGTGCCTTGCATGTTTTATCGGGTGGTCGGGTGGCTGGCAGGGAAAACGACCTCCACTGGTGAAAAGGGCCACCCGGTGTCCGAATGAGGACACACAGATTAGTGGATATCGGCTGGCAAATTTTTATTATTTCTGATATTTCTGCCGGGGCAATTTAGGGGCTTGGTGGGATGGACATTTCTGAGGTTCGGGATCTGGCTGCGGCTGATCGGTATTGGGCTGAGAAGGGTCCTCCGACGGCGGTAGAGTTGCACATGGCGGTTCGGTCGGCTGAGCGGGCGTTGGTTGATGTTTGTTTGGCTGGTGTGGACCATGGCCCGGCGTTGGGTCTGCTACGGCAGTTGCTTGGCAGTCAGCCAGTGGAGGCTGGGGAATGCTGAAATTCGATCCTGATGAGGGGATGGCCCGGGACCACGAGGGGTTCCCGGTGTGTTATGTGAGCCGGATCGCCCACGAACGGTGGCCTGAGATTGGGAAGCAACTGGCTCTGGCGCCTGAGATGGTGGTGGCGTTGAAGCGGTGCGTCGAGACGATCGACACGCTGTTTGCGATGGTGGTTGAGGCGACGCACAACAGTGGGGGCATGGACCCGTTTTTCCCGAGCAAGAGCGGCGAGCCTTGGGAGGCGATGCGCGCGGCGCACGACCTGATCAAGCGGCTGGAGGCTGGGTGATGGCTGATGCGGAAATCAGGATGGAGGTCATCAGGGACTTGATCGAGCAGATCAGACCCATTCTGGCGGGGCATGGTCCGGGCGTTCAGGGTGCGGTGCTGGCTTATTTGCAGGCGATATGGGTGGCCGGGCATCCGCCACAGATGCGAGAGCGGTTGCTGGAGTTTCACTTGGAGGCGGTGCGTAAGCTGATCGTGCCGAACGCCAAGATTATGGGAACAGGGGTGTGAAATGCCAAAAATGCTAAAGTTTAGCAACGGTCCATACCAATATTCGGTAAATGCCGACCACGTCTCTTTTATTTTGCGAGGGGTGCACGACACCAAGACGCGGATTTTCTTTTCGGGCGGAGACACCGACTATATCGACGTCGATCTGGATTTTGACGAGGTCGAGATCCGGCTGTCCGCAGAGTTCCGGTAACCCGGAGCGGTTGGGCGTTACCGCTTGGGGCGGTCCCCCCGAGCCTCACGGCGTCGGGCCACTCCGGGCCGGTGAGGTCTTAACGGGAATCGCCCTGGGTTGGTAGCCGGGCTGGCCATGAGCCAGTCTGATCGGGCATTGGCGATCTGCAAGGCCGACCTGGGCCTGTGTCGGTTGGCCTTGCACGAAGCCAGAGAGCAAATCCGGGCGCTGGAAGAAGCGCTGGTCCCGACGGCGCCTCCGCAGCAGCCCAAACTTCCGATGAACCGGGCGACCGAGATAATCCTGATGGCTCTGAGGGGAGCGGACAGGCCGCTCAATCACGAGGCTCTGTGCGCTCGCCTGGACGTAGGGCTGAAGCGCCGGAAGCCGGTCAACGCACGGCATGTCGATGTGCTGATCTGCCGGCTCCGCGTGAAGCTGAAGGCGTTGAAGCCGCCGATCTACATCCATACGGCCAGATATCGGGGCTGGTGGATGGACGAGAAGAACAAGGCATTGCTGCGGGCGCTCTACGAGGGCGGTTAACGGGAATCGGCTGGAATTGGTAGCCGGTTGCCATGTCAGACACAGATATCGAACGGCGGCTTGAAGCTCTGGAGCGGCTGCGCCGCGAACTGCCGACCTTTGCCGAGGAATGCCTGAAGGTTCAGCCGAAGGACGTCGAGACCAATCCTTTGGTTCCGCTGGTGTTCAATCAAACGCAGAGGTTTGTGCATCAGAGACTTGAGGACCAGAAGAAGCGGATAGGCAAGGTCCGGGTTATTATTGGGAAGGGCAGACAAAGCGGCGTCTCTACTTACATAGCGGCGCGGTTTTACCACCGCAGCATCTTCTGGCGCGGCATCCATACTTACATCATGACCCACGAGCAGCCGGCGACCGACAACCTGTTCGAAATGGTTGAGCGGTTCCAGGAGCATAATCCGCTCAGGCCATCCACGGGCGTGGACAACGCCAAGGAACTGGTCTTCGACCGGCTGGGCTCGTCGTATGAGGTCGGGACCGCGGGCACCAAGGCAGGCGGCCGGTCACAGACCATTCAGTTGCTGCACTGGTCGGAGGTCGCGGCGAGCCCCAATGCCAAAGGGCACTTCGCCGGCATCGTGCAGACCGTGCCGGACTTCGCCGGCACCGAGATCGTGCTGGAGAGCACCGGAGCCGGGCCGTCAGGAGCCTATTACGAGCACTGGCAAGACGCTGAGCGCGGGATCGGCGACTACATGGCCCTCTTTGTGCCGTGGTTCTGGACCGCGGAATACACAAGGCCGTTCGATCCGGACTGGTCTCCCACGGAGGAAGAGCGGTTCTACCAGGGCGCTTATGGGCTGACTGACGGCCAAATGGCCTGGAGACGAGCCAAAATCGTCGAACTGAAGGACCCGAAGCTCTTCAAGCAGGAATACCCGGCTTCGGCGGTCGAGATGTTCGAAGCGACCGGAAAGATCTCGTATCTGGACGCCGAAACCGTGATGGCTGCCCGCAAGGCCAACAAGGAGGGCTTCGGCCCGCTGGTGGTGGGCGTCGATCCGGCCCGGTTCGGCGACGATCGCTTCTCGGTGGCGTGGCGGAAAGGCCGCAAGGTCTCCAAGGTAGAGAGCCGCTCGAAGATCGGGACCACCGAGGCGCTGGCCTGGCTCAGGGATATCATCGACCAGGACAAGCCGGTGCGGATGTTCATCGACGCGGGCGGCGGCGGCGACCGGCTGTATGACATCCTGGAAAGCTGGGGCGAGCCCTATTCCAAGGTGATCAAGCTGGTGAACTTCGGTGGCCGGCCGCAGACCGGTGTCCGGGTGCAGCGCGACGGAACCAAAAGGCCTGGACCGGTGGATCGGCGCGCGGAGATGTGGATGCGGTCGAAAGACTGGCTGGAGCAGCCAGCGGGTGCGGATATCCCGGACCTCGATAGTCTCCAGTCGGATGCCTGCGGGCCGACGTTCACCTACCAGACCACCGATCAAAAGCTGCGGCTGGAAAGCAAGGAGCAGATGCGGTCGAGAGGGGTGCACTCGCCGGACGAGTGGGACGCCGTTGTGCTGACGTTCGCAGAGCCGGTGCGGGAATCGATCAGGGTTGCTAACCCGACGGAACTGACCCCGATGCAAATGCCGACCGGACCCGGAACCAGTTGGATGGGCACATGACCCCGATGTGTTTTGGCATGATCACCGATCATGTTTTCAGGCGGCCGTATTACCAGACCGCCACCACAACGCGACCACGCCGAGAATTGTCCCTCGTCATGGGCCGGCTGGGCCGCTCACTGGCGATCAGGCACCGCGAGCCATACCGGGTGCGGCAGAAACATCGCCGCTCTGACCGGCCACCGCAGCCGCCTATCGGTCCGTCTCCGCTGAGGGCCGCATGAGAGGGCTGCTTGACCGGCCAGTGCTGCCGTGAGCGACCGGAGAGGACGCCGGATCGGCTTTCTCTTCATGTTGGTGTCGGCCGCGATTTCGCTGACGGTGATCTGGGCCGCAGTCAAATGTCTGATCGGAGCCTGCCGGTAATTTCCCTAAACCACACACTTGTGGAGATCGACCTGGAAGCCGATAAAGTGTGGCGCAACAGAAACGGGGGTTGAGATGCACGAAAGCACATTCGAATACCTGAAGCCGACCGATGCGCAGTTGACCACCATGGAAGCCTTGCGGAAGGCCGCCAAGGATTACCATGACGTGCTGGTCGCACTGCTGCCGGACGGCCCGGACAAGACCGCGACCATCCGGAACCACCGGACCACGGCGATGTGGGCCAACGTCGCAGTCACCCGCCACGCCGACGGCTCGCCGCGGCAATAAGGGAGGGTGAAATGGAAAGTGAACCGACGCGGATTGGCATCGAGCGCTTCAACTACGAGCTTCAGCGGCGGGAAATCCTGCTTGCTGACGGCGGCTGGCACCCGGTCGTTCCCCTGGCACTGCACGGCCAGGAACCGATAGGACTGCCCCGCAGCGTCTCGGTCCCCGCTGAAGAGATGGCCGCCACATGGGAGCGGCTTGAGCGCTCGCCTTCGCCCTGGCTGCCCATCAAGACTGACCCGCCTCCTGGCCGGAGCCTAGAGATCCAGACCCGCGAGGCCGAACTGACCAGGGAAAACATCATGCTCCGCTCCGAGCGGGACGCATGGCACAAGTTCTACGACGAAAAAAACGTCGAGAACATCAAACTGCGGGAGATGATCCAGCCCATAACCGACCGGGAAGGCCAATTGCTGGCCGAGATCGGCCGCCTGCGGAAGCAGCTATGGCTGCCGACCGAACCAGGGAACCACCCTTACCACGGACCCACGGCCCCAGACCCGAAGACCGGCCGCTTAGCGCCGATCCCCGATCCGGTGCATGAGTCCTTCCATCAGTCGATTGGCAACGTGCTCGCCGGCAAGGTGATGCCGGAAGCCCGCAGACAGATGCAGGAGGCGCTGAAGAACGCCCCGAAGGAGAAACCGCCGCTCCGACTGCAAGGCGACCAGGACGATCACAGGCGGATTGGATGGAGGATGAACGATGCCGTTTGACAACACGCCGCAAAATGGACTGACCATGGCCGATCTGGCGTGGCGGTTGAGGCACCCCGAGACGTGGCCCAAAGGGTTCAGGTGGAATTACGGGAAATGCGCCACATGCGCCATGGGACTGGCTTGGAAGTTATCGGGGGGACGGTCGGGGGCGTTGTGGGATGACATGCCGTATCAGACGTTCGGCCGTGTCATCAAGGTTCTGAGCGATGCTGAGGCGGAGGACGTCGTTGCGCTGCAAGAGATTTTTCTGTTGATGTCTTACCACAAGGATGTCAGTTATCGTGACATAACCCCGGAAATTGTTTCGGACGCAATCGACGCTCATTTGGCATCCAAAAAGGTTCCGGTGCCGGGGTGAAGGACTTCATCTCAAAGGCCAGCATGGTTCTGTTGTTGCTGTGCTGCGCCTTGCTCGGAGTGACCATTCTTGCCGGATCGCTCTTCCTGCTGGTTTTGATGACCACGGTATGTGTGCCGATCATGGTCAGTGCCGCGGTCCTGCTGCGGTTGTGGGGGTTGCATGGACGCATCACGAGCGAAACTCCTCTCCCAGGTCAAAAAGACCTCTGTGGGTTACAGCCGTGGGATGAAGGACCGTCGGTGCGGTCTTTGCGCGTATTTCGAGAAACCCGACGGCTGCGAGAAAGTGGCCGGCCGGATCGACCCTGAGTATTGGTGCCGCCTGTTCAAGGCAAAGTGAGCTTGCCCCGAATCCATTGAGGGGCTAATTCGGCTGCGGTTACGTTGGGTTCGTAGGACGCAAGTGGGGATGGGGCGGGTTCTCTGGGGAGCGCCCGCCCCAAACTTTTCGGGGGTTTGTTTGCCAACCATCAGTGATCTTTTCGACGACGCCAAAAGGCGGATCGAAGTCAACGAAATCCAGTCGCTTGCTTTGATTATGGTGGACGTCACCGGCAAGGTTTCGACCGCCACGGTGGCCGAGGGTATCGGCAGACTGACCCTGCTGGCCGGACTGGATATCTCCAAGGATCGCCTGAAGGCCGAGCTTTCGAGTGTGCCAGTTACCGGCTAAGCTGGTCGAACTCCTGCGGGAGATGCGAGCCAAGGGTGTGTCCCTTGCGGGCCTGCGCGAGGCGACCGGGCTCAATCAGAAAACCCTGATCCGTTACACCAGCGACGTGCCTCGAAGAGGCGTTTGCCCGTGCGGCCGGCCCGCCGACCATGGCGGTGGCTGCTCCGAGCGACGCAAGCGCTACTCGCCTGAGACGCTGGCCCGGAACATCGGCGAACGCACCCGCAAATGGACCGATGAAGCCGACAATTACCTGAAAGCGAACTACCCGACTGGCATGTCCCTGGAGGAACTGGCCACGCGCAGCAACGAAATGCTCGGCCGAACCGATATCACCCCTCATGCCGTCCAGGTCCGGGTGGGCAAATACAAACTGACGCGCAATCCGGACGCCCGCAACAACGAGGCCATTGCCGAGGCACGCAGGGAGTATTGGCGCAGATGGCGTGCCGGCGAGATCACCAACAACCAGCGCTGCCCAGCCCCCAATGCTGATCATCCGCGTTGAACTGCACTCTGCGATCACGCAGCGGGTGACCGAGATCGCCCGGATGGAAATCATCAACGACGGGTCATCGACCAATCCGGCCAGGGGCAATTATATCGTTCGCACCCTGAAGGGCCGGTCCAAGGAATATCTGGACCGGAGAATGACCCTGCGGCTTGATGACGTGAAGAACTGGCCGCGCCTCGGCAAGCACGTCTGGTATCTGGTGGCCGCCGCCCTCCAGGCTCTGGGATATTAAATCCACAAATCTGTGGATAAATGGGCCAATCGGTATTTACCGAGTGAGGCCGTTCCGCCATACTGATGCGATGGCAATTTATGAAAAAACCGGTCTGACTTTGGTTCCCGACCAGAGCGGGAGAGAGATCCAGATCACGATAGACGATCGCAAGGACCACATTTCGTTTACGCTCGGGTCTCTGTCCACTGCGATCCTCACCGCGGCACAAGCCCGCTATCTCGCCGGCAGGCTGAGTGCCGCAGCATCGCGGCTCGAAAAAAGGCAAGAAACACCGGAGATCGTCAGGAAATAAATGGACTGGCACCGCTCCGCCGATGAGAAGCCGACCTCAAACACCGCGGTGCTGGGGTTCTGGCCCGTGTCCAGGTCGTATCTGATGGTGGTTTACCTGTCATCCAGGAAGCAATGGTTTGCCACCACGGGCGGAGAGGTCTCGCAACCAATAGCCTGGGCCATCCCGGCCCCACCGGAGATCACAGCCGATGGTGGCATACTCGTTCAAGAAGCAGTTCGTCGCACCGATCAAAGCCCTGACCAAAGGGCAGACCATCCGAGCCAATCGAAAACGTCACGCACGGCCCGGTGAGACCTTGCAGCTATATACCGCAATGCGAACGAAGCACTGCACCCTTATCGGCACGGCGACCTGCTTCACGATCCAGCCGATCCGGATCGACATCGAAGAAGCGGTGATTACCGTTTTGACAGGCAAAAGCCTGATCACCTTGACCGGCTTGGCCGCAGTCGATGCCTTCGCCCGCAGGGACGGCTTTGAGGACTGGTTTGAAATGCGGGACTTCTGGCGCGTAAACCACAAGACCGCGGTCTTTTGCGGGGTGCTGATCCGATGGACCAACTTCAGGGAGCCGAACCAATGACCTGTGCAATCAAAATCTGGGGTGCCCAAATGGCTCGCGGCACGATGACCACCCCGGAAACCGGCCGCTATCTGAGGGATTTCGACGTCGGCGCACACAACGGCCGGGTCGATGACTTCCCGATACCGACAACCGACAAAATCGAAGAGGCCCGGCATTTTGCCAATGCCGGCGAAGCACTGACATTCTGGCAGACCCAGAGCCGCGTCAGGCCGCTGCGACCCGACGGCGATCCGAACCGGCCGCTGACGGCGTTCACCGTGGAGGTCGTGCAATGCCCGACATAAACCCGCTGCCCGAGTGCCTGTCGCATTTGGCCCAGCGCGACAAGTGGGTGCGGGATCGCACCATCGAATATGCCATCCTGGTCTGCGAGCGTGTGAAAGCCACCTATCCAAACAGCCAATACGGCGTTGACGTGTGCATCAAACGCCTCCGGGATCTGCTTCCTCTTGAAAAACAGCATCCGAGGCTCCGGGTCGAATGAGCGAGCCACGCCAGTCTGAATTCTCAATGAGCCGCAGGACGGTCACTTTCCGCTGTCCGCTCGGGCTCTACGAGCAATTGGAGCGCGAGGCCCTGGAGCGAAAGATTTCGGTCGCGGAAGTGATCATCGAACGGCTGACCAGGAAGGAGCACGGTTCATGATGTGGGTTACCGTCGGTGCGCTGGCAGTTAATCTCGGACTGGCCGGCTTCAGTGCCTTTCAGATCCGGCGTCAGGCGCGGCTGATATGGCTGTGGTCCGACTTGGACGCCTTGCTGGCAACAATGGCCATGGAGAGCCTCCAGAACCACTACCTGCCCATGTGGGCGGCGTGGTGCGGGATCATGGGCGACATCGAGGTTTCGATCACATCCAAGAGGCGCCGCGAGACGATTGACTGACCACGGCTGAACTTGCCTATGGTGCGGGCGTGTTGGTGGGGACCTGTCATGCCCGGTGGAAAGAAAGCCAAGCCGCCCGTTTCGGAAGCTCAACGCCGGGCCATGGGAGCCGCGGCGTCAGGACATTCCACTATCGGAATTCCCAAGAGCGTTGGTAAAGAGAAGATCGCCGCCGACAAGGGCGGCCTGCTTCCAAAGCGAGCAAAGTGATGGCGACCAACAGCATGATGACCCCGTCGATGATCGGCACGCCGGACCGGGCCAAGGAAATCAATTTCACCAAGGCGGGCACGCCCAAGTTGAACGCCACCAACCAGCCGGCTCCGAAGAAAAAGCCGATGCGGAAGAAAAAGAAGTGAGCAACAAGGGATGGATCGGCGTCGATCTTGACGGGACGCTGGCTCGCTATGACAGTTGGATCAGCGAGGAACACATCGGCGACCCGATCCCGGCCATGGCAGCCCGTGTGCGTCAGTGGCTGTCCGAGGGCCGCGAGGTTCGGATTTTCACCGCTCGTGTATCTAACGGCCGGCCAGCACATTTTATCCAGGACTGGACCGAGACCCATTTCGGCGTGCGGCTTCACGTGACGAACGTAAAAGACTTCGCCATGGTCGAATTATGGGACGACCGGGCGGTGCAGATCATTCCAAATACCGGCATCCGTGTTGATGGAAAGAGGGACTAAATGAGAAAGCCCACCAAAATGGCGACGCCCAAGAAGGCAGCCAAGGCCGCTGGCGGACCGACCACCATGGAGAAGGCCAAATCCGGCAAGCACAAGGGCACCGGGGTGAACGCTCTCATGAAAAAGGAATCGGTGCCCCAGACCGTGGCGAGCACCACCTACGGCCAGCCGAAGCCCACGCAAAAGCTGTGAAGGTCCGGGACCATCTGTTGAGCATCCCGGATCAGGTCCTCGACCTCGATGCCGCGTCGATCATTCTGGTGGCTGCCACCAAGCACACCCCAACGGTTTACTCCAACGTGCCGCCAGCCATGGCCCGGCGATTGCTGGCGCGGATCGTTGAGCACGGCGACTGGTCCGATAGCGTTCGCCTGGACCACTGATGTTCCACTGGCTCTCTCATTTGCTCGGTTGGAACCGCGGAATGGTGGTGAGCGAATGGCGACTGGCTACCATCGAGCACCGGCCGGTCTATTACGCGGTGGCGATCGGATTTAAGTGCGACGAGTGCGGCAAGGTCACCGGTTGGCACCTGACCAACATCACCATGTCCCTGGACTATTTCCCCCGTGAGAAATACTCCTGCGTCCCGGTGCACGAACTTTAGTCACCATACCGTAATGCAGCATGTGGCTTGGGAATCGCGCTGATTTGCGTCAAATCAGCGGCCTTAGCCCAGGAAACCCGTTATGTTGCAGGCGTCCGACCTCCACGTATTCGCTGCCCGCTTCAATCCCCTTCGATATGAAACACCCGATCGCATCTACCGTGAGTGGGTCGATCACATGCTCCAGTGCGGGGTCTCCCTGACTGTCATCGAATGCCAGTATGGTAACCGCCCGTTTGTCTGTGAGCTTCCAGGCGTCAACCATATCGGGGTGCGTTCCCAGTCCGCCGCATGGTCGAAAGAGTGCCTGATCAACATCGGCATCAATCGCACGCCTTCTGCCGATTACATTTGCTGGTGCGACACCGATGTTTTCTTTGAGCATCCGAAGTGGGCGATGGAAGCGCTCGATGCGCTGCAACTCTATCGCTGGATACAGCCCTGGTCCCAGGCGATTGACCGTGGCCCCCGAGGCGAAGTGCTGACCGTGTTCCCCTCGTTCTGTCACCAATACGAGAAGGGTGAGCCGCTGATCCCGGACCGGCATGGCTGGACGGCCTACGCCGGCAAGTATCCGCACCCTGGGTATGCCCATGCTTCTACCCGACGGGTGCTCGAATATGCCGGAGGCCTGTTCGAACTGGGCGGTATGGGCGCTTCGGACCATGCCATGTGCCTGTCTTTGGTCGGCAAGGCGGCGAACTCGGCTCCAAGGCACATCAACGGCCGGTATGTCGAACACCTGATGCGGTGGCAGGATCGCATCAACCACGCGGTCCATGGCCGGATCGGCTATTCAAACGGGGTGATCAACCACTCGTTCCACGGAGCCAAGGCCGGTCGGCAGTATCTTTCCCGGTGGGAAATGTTCTTGCGGCACGGCTTCAACCCGGACGAAGACCTGATGCGGAACACTCAGGGCGTTATCGAATGGTCTGGCACCAAACCCGAGCTTATCCGTGAGTGGATGCTTTACCTCAAGGCAAGAAATGAGGACGCCAACGTCTCCTGATGCGACCGGAGCGGTGCAATAGCTGGTGTAGTTTTGACGACAAGGGACTTTGCCGCTACTGCGGCTGGCCGAAGGACCGTTCAACCATGGCGCTGACAATCTGGGACCCAGCGATGGGCGCTTCACGTGAAGCCAATCAGGCGGACATCGACGTTCTCCAGGCCAAGGCGGACGCCTTTGGTCGGTTTGTCGCCGAGTTCCGCGGGATGGAGCAGCGGTTGAGCGAGGAAGTCAGCCAGATCCGGGAGCGCTGGCGGACCTCGATGGAACTGTCGGGATGAGCGACGAGGTCCAGAAGGCCTACGCCGAACTGCTTGAATGGGGCACCGCATCCGTGATGGTGGTCCAGTCCCCCGAGATGCCCGGCATTTTTGTGGCGGCCCAGGGTGGCGACGAGGACGCGCAGATGCGCCTCAGTGCGGTCGGCAAAGCGGTTCCCGTGATCCTGAAGGGCGGCCAAAAGTGCGTTCTGTGCGGCCGTGAGGCTACTTTGAACGACGTCGCGCTCCTGCTCTTCGTCTCAAAGCAGATCGCCCCAGGCGAAGACGCCCTGTGGGGGTTGGTCTGCATGGACTGCAACCAGCCCGACGTGCCGGCGCTGGTAGACAGGGCAGTCGGCCGGATGGGCTTCAAGCGCCTCCACCACCAGGCGGGCCACGGCTGAGTGCCGCTGGTCTTCCAACCGCCGATCATCCACTACGACCCTGGGCTTGACGCTGAGGCCATCACCTACATTTGCCACACCGGCAAAGGGGCATACTGGATCAGGGCACCCAAGGCGCCTGAGGGCCGCAAGCGACGCGCCCAGAAGGAAGAGATGCTCGCCCGGCTTGCTGACGCGGTCGAAACCGACCAGCCCCCCGGCGAAGTGAGCATGGACCGCCCCAGACCGGAGAGGCTTGATGACTTCACCTTTGATCCCGACGGATATTGACATCCGAAAGCTGGCACTGCTCGCGCCCGACGCGATCCCGCCGATCCCCAAGAGCATGGAAGCTCGCTTGCTCGATGTGGAGGGCCTGGAGCCGGCCATCATTCTGTTCCACCCGAAGGCCGAGCTATACGTCTATGTGCGGCTGCTCGACCGGGACAACATTCAAACCTACGTCGATCAACTGAACGTCACCGTGCTGAAGCAGGCAATGGGCGAAACACCCGAGGAAGAGGGCTACCGCATCAAATGACCATTTGCCTGTCGATGATCGTCAAGAACGAGGCGGACGTCATCGTGCGCTGCCTGAAGTCCGTCATGCCGGTGATCGACACGTGGTGCATCGTGGACACCGGTTCGACCGATGGCACCCAGGACCTCATCAGAGGGACGTTCCAGGACCTGAAGCCCGGTGTGTTGCATGAGCGGCCGTGGGTCGATTTCGCTTACAACCGCAGCGAAGCGCTCGCACTGGCCCGGCCGATGGCCGATTACTCGTTCATCATCGACGCCGACGACTTCCTCACGGGCTGGTCGCTGAGCCCGCTCACCGCGGACTGCTACAGCGTGCTGATCCAAAACCACGGGATCACCTACCCACGGGTTCAGCTTGTCAGCAACAAGCTGCCCTGGCGCTACCGCGGCGTGGTCCATGAATTTCTGGAATGCGAGGGCGCCGCTCCTGGTGACATGGTGCCATGGGTCATCGAGGTCGGCTCGGGCGGTGCCCGCGGCAAAGACCCGGAGACCTATCGCAAAGACGCGCTGATCCTGGAAAACGCTTTCCACCAGGAGAAAGAGAGCTTTCTGAAGGCCCGATACGGGTTTTATTTGGCGCAAAGCTGGCGCGACTGCGGCGAGAAACACAAGGCGCTGGTCTCCTACGAGTGGCGGGCCGCTCAAGGCCTGTGGTCCGAGGAGGTCTACGTCAGCCTGTTGAACGCCGGCCGGATCGCCGAAGAGATCAAACCGGACGAGGCGCTTGGCTTCTACCAACAGGCGATCCGGGTAAACATGAGCCGAGCCGAGGCCTATCACGGAGCGGCCCGACTGTGCCGCACCAGAAAGCAGTTCGCCGACGGTCTTTTGTATGCCCAGGAGGGCGTGCGACACACCAGCTTGCCACCCGGCAACGGCCTGTTTGTGGAGCCGTGGATCTACGAGTGGGCTCTGATCGACGAACTGGCGATCAATGCCTATTGGGCAGGCCATTACCGCCTGTCGCTCGATGCCAGCGAATTGATCCTGGCCGAGGGCAAATGTCCGCACGTCGATCGGGTGAAGACCAACGCCGCCTTTGCACGCCGAGCACTGATTGTTGCGAAACCCTGACCGGTAGGGCATAGATTAAGCGCCGAACCGTGACGGGCTTCCACGGGTGTCCAGACCGCTTTCCCTGGTGCCCGTCCTATGTTGTTCCGGTTCCTCCTTTCCCTTTTGTTGCTGGTTCCCGGTGTCGCCTTTGCTCAACAGGCGGTCACCACTGGTAGAACGACCTACCAGGGAACTATCATCCTCCCCGCTGGTCAAAGCACCCCACTGACAGCCGCCAACGTGACCATGAGCCCAGGCTCTGGCGCGTTGCCGCAGCCCGGCTCGTTCGGGCGATTGACCTTCATCGCACCAGGAAGCGGCTGCCAATTCACTGTCAACTGGGGCGGCGGAATTGCGACGGCGACCTCAGGCGAGCAGTTCGGCGGGTCGAACATCAGCAGCGACACGGTCGATCTGACCGGCCAATTAAACGCTCCGACGGTGTTCTCCACGTCGGGTTGCTCGTCGCCCAATCTAGTTCAATTTCGTAACTAAAAGGTTAGCCGATGCTTCTTCGCACACTCGCTGCGCTCTTCTTTATTGCCTTCGGGTCAGCCGCTCTGGCGCAGGTTGGCCAAGGGCCAACGCCGCCGATTGCTGTGCCCAACAACGGCGGAACATACCCAAACGGCTTCACGATCACCGGCTCGTCCTATTACGCCAGGGACCCGCAATATGGGAATTGCACATGGTCAACGGCTGGTGGTGCGGATGCTGGCCCATGTATCAATGCAGCAATAACGGCGGCAGCTACAGCGGGCGGCGGGACCATCATGCTGCCGTCCGGCAGCTTCAACGTCGCTACGACAATTATCAATGGCACCAGCGGCGTCCACATTCAGGGCGCTGGCGTTGGCTACATCCGGGATAGCAACACGCCAAGTGCCTTTGTTCCAGTAACGCGATTGATCTGGACCGGGACAGCGGGCGCGACGATGTTTATCGAAACGCCGTCGGGAAGTCGATCTCTCTACTCCGTAGATGTATGGGGCGTCACCTTCGACTGTGCCTCGCGTGCGAACATCTGCGCTGAATTTCAGGCGGTTAGCACTTCCTTTATCAATATCGGCGCATCCGAGCCGCGCACCATCGGCGTATGGTTTACGACGCTTTCTTCGTCCTTCGCGGATGGCCCCGGCAGCCAGGACAATGACATCTGGCTCCAAGCTCGCTCAACTTCAGCTTCGTTTTCTCCGACCGGTATATTGTTCGACGGCGCAGCCACATCTTCCTTCGATTCATCGGTCAACCGCATTCATATGATGCTGGTATGGCTGGCCAAGGGCGATGGCATCGTTATGGGCTACAGCGACCATAACTATATTGAGACAGCGATTACTTACTATGATCCGGTTAACCAGGGCGGCACGGCGATGGTCTTCGCTAACTCGCTCTATGTGCAAAAGAACGGCATCGCCGTTGCGGGTCAATCAAACGAGAACCGCCTTTATCAGAACGAGACCGTAGCGGATGTTAATGGGCTCTGGAACGGCTCGGCCATTACGCCGGGAACGCATACTGGTTCCGAAGCGGTTACCACCCTTACAGCGACGCTGACCAGCCCGACACCCAATCTGTCGCAGACTCTTACGGTCTCTGGTGGTTTTGGCAACGTCGTCGCTGGGATGACCGCAAGTTGCTCGCCCAATGGCTTCTGCGGGATCATCGCGGGCAATCCCGTGACGGCGATCAGCGGCACCACGGCGACACTCGGTTCGCAGACCAACGGCATCACCAACGGCACCGTCATCACGTTCAGCTACGGCGTCACGCAATATGCAGTGCCCGGCACTTACACGCTGACATTCACTGGCGCCACGACAGCCAACTTAACTGCTCCCTCGGGTGGTCATACGCAGACCGGCATTACACTGACGAATGGAAATCTGGTGTTCACCGACATGGTTATTCCATTCTCTGGGACGCCAGCGAACAATGACACATACACGATCGTTGTCCCAACGCCGCCGAAAAATACCCAAATCCTCAATACCGACAAGGGAAACAGTGTTCCCAATCCGACGATTGAGCCTGGTTCTGGGTTAACGACATTCGTCTCAACCACGGCGTCGCCCTTTACGTCCAACTTCACCAACACAGCATACACACCGAGTTCCCCTGTTCTGGTCAGTGCACTTCCTGCAACTGCTGTTCAGGTTCGCTTTATTTTGACTGGACAAGGTGGCTGCGGCGGCGGCGGAGCAGCGATCGCTGCTTCTGGATCGGGATCGGGTGGTGGCGGCGGTGGTGGCGCAGGGGTTTTCGATACCGGCTGGTTCCCTGCTTCCTATGTTTCCGGCAACTACACGATTGCTTTTGGCACGCAATGCACAGCGGCATCGGCAGGCGCGAGTGGCGGTGCTGGCGGTAATACAACGTTAGCTATGTCTGGACTTGGCGGCGGTGGCAGCAACACCATCACAGCATTTGGCGGGGGTGGAGGCTCTGTAGGCGCCAATGGTGGTGCATCCGGAGGAGGCGGTGGTGGCGGCACCATTGGCGCGGGTTCATCTACCACTAATGGCACAGGCGGGGGCGCTGGTAACTTCGGCGCAACTGCTGGTGGCTCGGGGATCGGGGGCACAAACAACACTGCGGGTGGCCTCATAGGAATTGGTGGGTCAGGCGGTGGGGGTGCCAGCGCAACCGGTGTGATCGGCAACGGCGGGTTCTCGGAATATGGTGGATCAACTGGTGGTGGATCGGGTGGTGGTTGTAACGCAGGCGCGGCTTCAGTAGGCGGTTTCGGCTACGCACCCATTTATCTGAACCACGTAGGAGGCGGCGCGAACACCGGTGGCGCCGGCGTCCCCGGCATTGCCGCCGCAGCCAACGGTTCCGGTGCGGGAATTGGCGGCGGCGGTGGTGGGGGCGGAGGCGGTAATTCCGGCACGTCTACAGTCGGTGGCGCTGGTGCAGCGGGTGGCCAGGGAGGCGGCGGCGGCGGAGGCGGCGGCTCGGCTTGTGGGAATACCACAACCGGCGGCGTTGGCGGCGTTGGTGGAACGCCTCAAGTAATTGTTATGACACAATGAGCTTCGGCTTTCCGGTTCTCGGCCTCTCCAATCTATCGGCGGCGGGCACCCAGCAGGCCGATGCCGCACCCATCACACGGCAGTTCAACGAATTCACCAGCGTGCGTTCCGGCACTGGCTGTCGGCTCCCGGCTGTCGTCAACACTGCCATCACCATCCTGAACAACGGCGCCAATACCCTCCTGATTTACCCGTCGAACGGCGATCGGATCTTTGGCCTCGCGGTCAACGCGCCGTTGTCTCTGGTGGCAGGCGAGACGGTGTTGATCAATTCGACCGACACCCCTTTGGCCTATCAGCCGCGGGTCTGGTATCTGAAGGTCGGCGCTCAGGGTGTTGCCGGAGCCACGGGCGCGACGGGTGCGACAGGCCCTACGGGGCAGTCATCGAGTGTGCCGGGACCCACCGGTTCGGTCGGCCCGACAGGCCCCACGGGACCCACCGGGCCGACGGGGTCAGCCTCCACGGTGCCAGGGCCAACCGGCGCAACCGGTGCAACTGGCGCGACCGGGGCGACCGGGCCGACGTTCTCTCAGTCGATCACCAACGTCACGACTACGGCGGGCGGCACGATCACCCTGTCTCCGACCGTCGGGATGGACGTCGTGCTGACCATGCCGACCACGGGCGGGACGATCACCCTGAACGTCGGCACAGTGGCAACGCGCCAACGAGTGCTGCTCGATGTCATCAATGGTGCGACGTTGGGCACCGTTGCGTTTCAGGCTGGTTCGACCGCAGCGGCTGGCTTCCTGTTCTCGGCCTCGCTGCCAAGCAGCAGCTACACCGGACAGGCACCGAACACGACGGATAATCTGACCTTCATCGCGCCCGGAACCGTGGCCGGCAACACGAACCTGCTCCGGTTCGAAGGCCTGAACGTGGGCTTCCCAGTCTGATGCCGACCGTCGTCGTCTTTCTGACCACACCCGGCACTGGGACGTTCACCATACCCAATGGCTGGACTTCAGCGACCTTCGAAGCGATCGGCGGCGGTGCGGGCAGCGGCAATGGCGCTGGCAGTTTCGGCACTGGCGGCGGCGGTGGTGCGTATTCCAAGAAGAATTCGATCGTCGTTTCCCCAGGAGTTGTGTGCAACTATAATGTTGGCGCAGGCGGGACCCCTGGGTTAGGCAATTCCGCTGGCGATAGCTGGATCGCTCTGAACAACACGGCGACCAATATCAACAGTGCTGGCGTTGTCTGCGGAGCCAAAGGTGGCACGACCGGAGCATCGTCAGGTTCGGCAGTTCTGACCGGCCAGGGCGGCCAGGCATCGGCCGGCGTGGGCGATGTCAAATTCTCCGGCGGTAATGCAGACGCTCACAGCGTTCTGTGGTCCTGTTCAGGCGGTGGCGCAGCCGGCCCCTTCGGCAACGGCGGCACTTCTGGAATACCCGATTCAACCGGTGGCGGTGCAGCAGGCGGCGGCGGCGGTGGCGGTGGAGGCAGCAACGGCGGCACCGGGAATGGCAGCACTGGCGTCGGTGGCGTCGGCGGCAACAACCATTTGGGAACGGGCGGAGGCTCGTCGGGAACAGGTGGCGCGGCACCCGGCAACGGAACCAACGGCGGCGGCGGCGGTGGCGCGGCCAATAACGGCTCTGTGCCATCCGCTGGTGGCAACGGCACGGAATGGGATGCCTCCCACGGCTCAGGCGGCGGTGCTGGCGCTCCATCGGGACCCTCGGGAGCAGCCGGCGCTGGTGGCCTCTATGGTGGCGGCGCGAGCAGCACATCTGGTGGAACACCGGGAGCACAACATGCCGGGGCGCAGGGCATCATCGTTGTCACCGGAACGATCGGCACCGACCTCCGAGACCTGATGTTCTTCAACACCCAGTTCTGATGATTGACCATTTCGTCGTCGGCGGTGTTATTGTCACCGGGCCGAACCGAGACGGGCCTCCTCGGGTGTTCCAACGCAGTAACGCGGTTTCCCGAAATTGGCCCAAGATCCACTGAAGCCCAAGGACAACGGCCGCATCCGTATGCCGCGGCCCGATGTGGCGATGAACAAGATCGCCCCGAGCTTCGGTCTGCCCGACAAGAAGGGCACGATGCTGGGCTACGACGAGGACGGCGACAGCAAAGAGAAGATCCTTGAGACCATGCGCAAACGCATGGAACAGGTCATCTCAGCCGAAGCCGAGAACCGGAAGTCCGGTCTTGACGACAAGATGTTCCTCGCCGGCAATCAGTGGCCGACCGAGGTCATGGCCCAGCGGAACCTGGACAAGCGGCCCTGCCTGACCATCAACAAGCTGCCGACGTTCGTGGCCCAGGTGGTCAACGGCCAGCGCGAGAACCGGCCGAGCATCAATATCAGCCCAACCGGCGATATGGGCGATCCCGAGGTCGCCAAGATGTATCGCGGCCTGATCCGGTTCATCGAGAGGGATTGCCACGCCGACGGTGCCTATGACACCGCGTTCGACGATGCCGTCACGATGGGCTGGGGCTACTGGCGGATCATCACCGACTACGAGGCACCGGATACCTTCGACCAGATCATCCAGATCAAGCGGGTCCGTAACGCCTTCACCGTCTACATGGACCCGATGTGTCAGGACCCCACGGCCGCTGACGCAAAATGGTGCTTCATCAGCGACATGATCCCCCGCGAGGAATTTCGCGACCGGTGGCCCGATGCGGTCGAAGTCCCGTTCAATGACGCCGGTATTGGCGAGAAGTATCAAAGCTGGGCAACGAAAGACGAAATCCGCATCGTTGAGTATTTCGTCATCAAGACCGACAAGCGGAAGCTCGTAAAGCTCAGTAATGGGCATGTCGGCTGGGAAGACGAACTTGACGAGTTCACCAAGGCCCGGATCAAGCGCGGCACGCAACTCTGGGTCGAGGAAGAGCGCGAGAGCGAAGTGCCCAAGGTCATGTGGTATAAAGCCACGGCCGTGGACATCCTCGAAGAGAGCGAGTGGATCGGCACCACCATTCCGGTCATCCGGGTCATCGGCAATTCGATCGACATCGAGGGCAAGCTGAAGCTGTCCGGCCTGATCCGGCACGCCAAAGACCCGCAGCGGATGTATAACTACTGGAAGACGTCGGAAACCGAACTGATTGCGCTCCAGCCCAAGAGCCCCTGGATCGTCGAAGAGGGCCAGATCGAAGGCCACGAGGACGAGTGGAAGAACGCCAACGTCAAGAACCAGCCGTATCTGAGCTACAAGGGCACCAGCATCGGCAACACGCCGGCTCCGCCACCGCAGCGCCAGCCCATGGCCGGCATCCCTCAGGGCGTCGTCCAGGCCTCCGCAGGCGCGGCCCAGGACATGATGGCGGTCACCGGTATCCGGTTCGACGCCACCCAGAACGAGCGGATGATCGACGAGAGTGGCAAGGCGATCCGGGAACTGCGTCGTGCCGGCGACATCGGCGCCGCCCACTACGTGGACAATCTGGCCCAGTCGCTGCGCCGCTGCGGTGAGATGCTGGTCGAGATCATCCCCAAGATTTACAACGAGCGCCGGGTAGTCACCATTCTCCGGGAGGACGACAAGGAAGAGCAGGTCCGGGTCGATCCGAACCTGATGAAGCCGACCGGTGAGGAACCGAAGCGCGACGGCAAGAAGCGCAAAATCTTCAACCCGACCTTCGGCAAATACGGCGTCACGGTGACGATCGGCCCGAGCTACGCGACCAAGCGGATCGAGGCCTCCGAAAACATGATGGCGTTCATGCGGGCGCTGCCCAACACCGCGGCGCTGGTCGCCGACCTGCTGGCGGCCGAGCAGGACTGGCCGGGTGCCGAGAAGATCGCGGCCCGGTTGGCGAAGACCATCCCGCCGAACCTGATGGCACCCGAGATGCAAGGAGTCCCGCCGCAAATCCAGGCCTTGCTTCAGTCGCAGGACACCCAACTGAAGGCGCTGAACGAGCAGCTTCGCCAGGCCATGGCCGCGCTCCAGGACAAGAACGCCGACCGCGCCATCGACATGGACAAGATCCAGAAGACCTACGAGGTCGCTCTGCTCAAGATCGTGGCCGACACCGAAACCAAGATGGCGAAAATCCAGGAAGCGGCGATCGCCAACGTCAACACCCACCTGACCGCCCAGATGCAGGCCCTCGGCAAGGGCGCGGCCGAACTGGGCAAGTCGGTAGAGAGCGCCATGGCCGCCAACGACGAGGCGGAACAGGAACAGGCGAAGACTGAGCCGCCACCAGAGGCGCTGCAACACCTGAAGCCGGGGCGAGTGACCCGTTTTGCGAATGGTCAGTCTTGGACTATTAAAGACGGAGTTCCGACAAAGGTGGGTGGAAACGACGCAGTATGAATTGCCAGTGGCATTACGACAGACTGATCGAGCGGGCGCGAACTCGTTCGTTGTCCTGTTACACAGAACAGCATCACGTTGTTCCTCGTTGCATGGGTGGGACCAACGCTCGGTCCAACATAGTGGCCCTCACGCCTGAGGAACATTATGTAGCTCACCAATTGCTGGCAAAACTCTATCCCAAGCATCTCGGATTGTTGGGTGCCGCTATGCTTCTGGCGACTGGATCGGGTGGCCGGTCTCAAAACAAAATGTATGGATGGCTCAAGCGCCGTTTCGGTGCGGCTGTAAGCGAACGGATGTCAGGTCGGCCTGTGCCTCCTGCGACAAAAGCAAAATTGAGCGTGGCGAACAAAGGAAAGCCACTCACTGCCGAGCATCGCCAAAAATTGAGTGATGCGAAGCAAGGCAAAGACGCTTCGCCCGAAGTGCTCGCAAGACGCGCCAAACGGAAAGCCGCATATCTGCCAAAACCAAGGAAACCGAGGGGGCCACATTCAGCGGAGACGGTCGAAAAGATCAGGCTTGCTTTGACCGGGGTAAAGAGGGGGCATCTCTCTGACGCTCACCGAGCGAGATTATCGGTCATCAGAAAGGGTATGCCTCGGTCTGACCAGTGGCGAGCCAATCTGAGCGCCGCTTTGACCGGGAAGTCTGTGCCAATAGAGGTTCGGGCCAAGATTAGTGCCAGTCTCGTCACAAGGATGAACGCAGCACGGGAACAGGATGGACTGCTGGCTCATGTCTGAAAATCTTTCGCCATGGAAGCCGATCCACCACGTCGAGGCCGACGATCCCGAGGTTCAAGAAGGCGGCGGCGAGCAAAAGCCCGCTCCGCAGAAGCGCGAGAGCAAGGACGGCGGAGACGAGAGCAAGTCCACGGTCATGCTAAGCCTGGAACTGCCGGCCGATTTCACCAAGGCAGTCGTCACTGCGATCCAGGAGAACACCAAGGTGCTGCAAGCCATTTTGGCAAAGATGGGCGGCGAGTGATCCGGGACGAGATCATGGCGAAGCTCCATCGCCAGAACGACCCGTGGAGCGGAATCATCCTTCCAGGCGGCCCAACGCGCATTCAGGGTTGGAACAGCGGCCACCCCTGGCTCCAGGAGGCAATCGCCGAGATCCGGCCGCGGATCGTGGTCGAGATCGGCGTGTGGAAGGGCGGGTCAGTCGCTCAGATGGCACTCAAAATGGCGGAACTGGGCTTGGACTCAGTCGTGATCGCCGTCGATACGTGGCTCGGTAGCTCCGAGCACTGGACGTCCGAGGAATGGTCGAAGGATCTGCCCTGGCTGTATCACACCTTCCTGGAGAACATCGGCAACGCCGGTCTCAAGGGTTTCGTGGTGCCATTGCGGTTGGACAGCCTGAATGCCGCCCGATTGCTGCGCCTCCTGGAGATAAGGCCAAACCTGATCCATCTGGACGCCGGCCACGACTACCGCTCGCTTATCTCCGACCTCTCTGTGTGGTGGCCGCTCCTGGAACCGGGCGGACTGTATCTGGGTGATGATTATCACACCGTCGGTGGCAACTGGCCCGAAGTGAAGCAAGCGACCGATGATTTCTTTTATGGCTGGGAAATCGAGAGCACGAACGGAAAATGCCGTGTGCGAAAATCAGGTGTTGACGAACCGATCCAGCAGCCCTAATTCGGACCCATCATGAAACCGATCGCCACATATCGCTGGCATAATCAGCAACCCGAACTCGGGTCGCGGTGTGCCGTGCGTATGGGGGTTTAGTGGTCTGACTGACCACATTTCGGTTCAAGGCCGGAAGCCCCCAGAGAAATCTGAGGGGCTTTTTTAGTGCCCGAGAGTGGTCAATCCCGTGCAAGTCCGGGGTCAAGTGCCGGCTTGGTGGCCTGTAGCACGATCAAATTTCAATGGGGCATAGCATAGTGGCCAGTGCTCCGGTCCTGCAAACCGGCGACCAGGGTTCGAATCCCTGTGCCTCCACCATAGACTGATTGGATAGTGACCGCTCTTGCGGGGAGGCACTGTCCAATCAGTTCAGTGCGGCGTGTGCGCGATGGTTTGCGTCCCTCCTTGCCAAGGAGGATCACCGGGTTCGATTCCCGGCTGCCGCTCCAGATAGCGGGCGTTGGCCCAGGCGGGCGGGTGCGCCTTATAAGCGCGCGAAAGCAGGAGATGCCTGCGACGGCAGGGTTCGACACCCTGGGCCGCTTCCATTCTAGCCCCAGCCGTCTTACCACGTTCTATCCAGTTTGCGGACCTGACCGGCTGGACCTTGTGAACGGATGTGGGAGGCTGGAGCAATGACACCGATCAAAGACGCCACTGAGGACATGCTGAAGTCGGTCGAGGAATTGAACGCAAAGAGCAGGAAATACCGGAACGAAGGACTGCCGTTCAGCTTCGTCGCCGATCCGGCAGAGGACGGTGTCGTCGGTGTGCAAGTGCCGGTCGGCCGATTTACGTTTGGCGGGTAGCTCAGGGAGCAAATCGCGTTTTGAGCGCGATAAGGTGGGTTCGATCCCTACACCCGCTGCCAATTGCCCCATTCGACCAGTGGTCTGGGCATCCGGCCTTCACCCGGAGGGTGAGAGTTCGATCCTCTCAGGGGGCACCATTGACCACCAGAGACGAGGCTGCATATATGCCGGCAGGCGCGATCCGCCGAGCGGCCCACGGCCTTCAATCCAATGGGAGACGAGTTTGACCCTCGTATCGCGCACCATCCGGCTTCACGACTTCTGAATTACATCCGGCTACCGGACCTCCGACCATGAGCATGACGCTCTTTTGCCTGCTCATAAAACGGAGAAATCAGATGTCGCTCGCTTACCTGAAGGTCAAAATCAAGTCGCTCGCCGCTGAGGCGAGAATAATCCGTCACGAGGAAGAGGTCTGGCGCCACCGGGAGACCGACAAGGGCCGGCCGACGTTCTTTGGACTGCGCTCACACCGCAAGCTGGACGTCCGCACCGAGGCCCGCGCTGCCCAATTGGCCTATGCCTTCCTGCGAGGCCGGCCGTATTCGCACACCGAGCCGACCGGCAAGGACAACGGCGGTCGCCAGAGCAACCCGATTGCCTGGAATCGGGTGATGAAGCTCGCGGCCAAGTATGGTCCCAATCGCAACCTTGAATGGGACACCGTCAGGGAATGGGCCGATCCGAAACAATAACGCCCCTGCCGCTGGTCTAGCGGAACCTGCTCTACGAAAGCGGGATTCGGTGGTTCGATTCCACTCAGGGGCTCCACTGGGCCATCCGCTGGGCCGGGCAGGGTCTTCTACACCCAAGACGGGGGGTTCAATTCCTCCATGGCTCACCAAATCTCCCGGTAGCACGATGGACGTGCAGCGGCCTCCGAAGCCGAAGGGTATGGGTTCGACCCCCATCCGGGAGTCCAGATATTGCGCGACTAGCCCACCGGCAGAGGCAACGGCTTCAAAACCCGTCAAGGCTCGGTTCAAGTCCGAGGTCGCGCACCAACTGAAAAGGCCGACCGGTCGCCCGATCGGCCCTCCCAGGAGGCATCCCGCCACCTACCGTATTGCCGGGGCGGAACGGTAGGCACCCCACTATCCCATGACGCGCCTCGCGTAGGGGTTTCACCCACTGCTTTGGTTAACGCCATCCGGTGACGACTGAATAACAGACTTTGGGCCAGATGCGATCACTGGTGTGCGCGGCGGTCTCTTAAACCGTGTCAATGGTTGGGTTCGATTCCCACCTGGCCCTCCACTTTGCCGGCGTCATTCAATGGTAGGATGCGGCCCTCGTAAAGCCGCTATGACGGGTTCGATTCCCTCCGCTGGCTCCAAACCCTGGTGAGACCATGATCGCCGCTACAGACCGCCGCACCCTCGTGCTCAATGCCGACTACAGGCCGATCGCCACCTACCCTCTGTCGCTGATCAGCGGCCAGGAGGCGGTGAAGGCGGTCTATCGTGGTCGTGCTACAGTGGTCGAAGAGTGGGCCGAAGCGTTCCGCTCGCCCACCCGCGAGATCCGGGTGCCCAAGACCATCGCGCTCAACGAGTATGTGCCGATCAATGCGGCGCCCAAGTTTTGCCGGCGTTCCATTTTGTTGCGGGATCGGTTTCGCTGCCAGTATTGCGGTGAGCGGTTCGACAGCAAGGATCTGACGTTCGACCACGTCATCCCGAGGTCGAAGGGTGGTCAGACAGTCTGGTCCAACATCCTGTCGTGCTGCGTCGCCTGCAACATCGCGAAGCGGAACCTGCCGGCGAACTGGTCGGGCAAGAAGGGCTCGGGGATGCGGCCGTTGAAGTCACCGCGGCAGCCGACAACAATGGAATTGCTTAGAGCGGGCATGGAGTTTCTTGACCCGGAAACCAGAGAAAACTGGAGTGAGTGGCTGTATTGGAGCGTTGAACTCAAACCGTGAGACTTGACGCAAGGGAATCCAATACATTAGAGAGCGAACTATTCGGACCGTGACGAGCATCCACGGGTGATGGAATCCAAAATGACCGGGATATTCACCACTCATGGCGCTTGCCGCTCGTCCGCAACACGACATCATCTTCAATCCTTCGATCCCGTTGGCTGCAACTTCAGATGCACCCTTGGCCGAGATTGTTCGGCCACCCGAGTCAGCTTCAAATGATCAGGGCGACCAGACTGCCGGCGTCCCGAAAGAGATATCGCCTGAAGAGGCAGCACTCGCAGCCGCGGCGCGCAAAGGCGATCCTGCTACAGCCGAACTGACCGAGGACGGCAAAGAGAAGCCGGTCGATGCGAAGGCGAAACCCGACGAGGGCAAGCCGGACGAGGACGACGGCATCCAGGTCGATGAGAACGCGCCTTTCGCCTTCAAGAAGCAGGTCGCCGACATCCGCAAGAAGTCTGCCGAGCGTGTGCAGGCTATCCGTGATGCGGCCAAGGCCGAGGTCGGCGACGAGAAGTGGGACAAGGCCTGGGAAGCTGCCAACGCCAATGTCGTCGGCAAGTTCCGTGACGAAGTGAAGGCGGCCAAGGCCGAGGCGGCACGTGTCGCCAGGGAGAAAGAGGCGGTTGCGGCCGAGCGGGAAGCGCTCGCAGCGAAAATCGCCGAACTGGAGGCTGCCAGACCTCGCGAAGAGCCGAAGGCGGACCCACGGCCAGCCCGTGAAGACTTCGACGACCCGGATCTGTTCGCTGAAGCATTGGTCGCCTGGGGCAAGCGCGACCAGCAACGCGAAATCGAAGCGCAGCAGGCGGCCGAGAAGGCTGAAGCCGATCGCATCGCCGCTGAGAAAAAGGCCGAAGAGGACAAGAAGGCTGCCGAGGAGCAGGAAGAGGCGGTTCGTGAAGAGAACGCCAGGATTGCGCTCGATTGGCAGGCCAAGACTGCCGCCGCTCAGGAGAAGTATGGCGACTACGAAGAGATCGTGATGCGGTCGCCGGCCGACGGCGGCCCCACGGTGACCGAGATCATGGCACAGGCCATGACGCGCACCGACAACGGTCCCGACGTCGCTTATTGGCTCGCCCTCAATCCCGAGGAATCGGTGAGGATCGCCGAGCTTCAAAACCCAATCCTTCAATACGGCGAGATCATGAAGATCTCCGGTCGTTTGTCCGCGCCAACGGCCCGGACGCGCACCCGTATCCCAGCGCCGATCAAGCCGATCGACGCCACCCGAAACGAACCGGTTCAGACCAATCCCGACGATGAGGACATGGACAGCTACTACAAGCGGCGCACACAGGCGACCTTGGCAGAGCGGCGTCCATTCTTCCCGAACGGCGGCCTGCACTGACCCACCCGCTTCGGCGGGGATGACTACCATCGACCCGCTACGGCGGGGTTTTGCCTACCTACCTCACCCGCCACGGCGGGGTTTCAGACCGCACCCGGAACGGCCGGGGACATCATCAGTGAAACCTTGTCAGTCGCCCTGATAGGCGAAGGAGAATTCCGTGGCTGCGAACGCACTTCTGACGCCTGCCTTGATCACCAAGGAGACGTTGACCATCCTGACGAACAACCTGGTCGCAGCGGCCAAGGTCAATCGTCAGTTTGAAAACCAGTTCGTGAAGATCGGCACCACCCTGACGGTGCGTAAGCCGAACCGCTTCACTGTGACCCTGGGGCCGGCGCTCCAGATCCAGGACATCACCGAGCCCTCAACGTCGATCTCGATCTCGACGCAGGCTCACGTGGACTTCCAGTTCAGTTCTCAGGAACTGACGCTGACCATCGAGGAATACAGCGAGCGGTATTGCAAGCCAGCCGCCGAAACCCTGGCCAACACCGTCGATGTGTCCCTGCTTCAGTTGTTCAACCAGATCAACAACGAGGTCGGCACTCCCGGCTCACCACCGGCTGCCTTCTCGTCGATCGCCGCGGTTGGTCAGCGCATGGACGAAAACGCAGCACCGCAGGACGGCCGCACGCTGATCCTGAATGCCGCGGCCTACTGGTCACTGGCGAACGGCGTGTCGAACCTGTTCACCCGTTCGGTTGCCGAACCGGCGCTCAAGGGCTTCCTGGCCGTGATCGCCAACTTCGAAATCTACCTGGATCAGAACGTCCAGGCTCAGACCGTCGGAGCTTACGCCGGCACTGGTGTTGTCAACGGCGCCGGTCAGACTGGTTCCCAGATCGTCACCAACGGCTGGACCGCTTCGATCACCGGCCTGTTGAACGTCGGCGACGTCGTCAACTTCACTGGCGTGCACAACGTGAACGCACAGCCGGGACCGAACGGGTTCATTTCGACCGGGACCTTGCAGGATTTCGTTATCACTTCGATCACCAACAGTGACTCGGGTGGCAACGCGACCCTCAACATCTCTCCGGCGATCACCATCAGCGGCGCCTATCAGAACGTGGATGGAGCACCGGCCAACGGTGCGGCGATCACCGTCAAGGGCTCTGCGAGCACGTCATACTTCCAGAACATCGCATTCACCCGCGATGCCTTTGGTCTCGTGTGTGTGCCGATGGAGCTTCCGGGCGGTGTCGATTTCGCAGCACGGCAGATGTACCGCCAGATCTCGATGCGTATCGTTCGAGCCTATGACGTGTGGAACGACGTCACCCCATGCCGTATCGACATTCTTTACGGCGTGAGCACGTTCTATCAGCAGCTTGCCTGCCGGTTGACCAACTGATGAGCAACCGCGCGCAACGTCGGCTGGAGCAGTTTCAGAAGCGTCCGGCGAACCGGTTCCTGAGTGAACTGGCTCGCCGCCGCCTGAACGGTGCCTATTCGGAAGCAATGCGGTCGGAGATGGAGCAGGAGGCCAATGGCCGTCCGACGCCACCCGAGATCGCAGCGAAAATGACCAAAGAGAAGCAGGATCAGCTTTTCCAGGTCATGGTTCCGGACAAGGTCACCGGGGAAATGTTCCATGCCTCGCCCATGATGGGGCGCGATGCGTGCGGTTCCATCGCCGAAACAATCAATCGCCAGGTCATCAAGGGTAAGCGGCCAAACTGGGGTATGGCGGAAGTCCTCCCGGTGCAGCGCATTGAAGGAGCAGACTAATGTCTGGGTTCAGCACTTCTGGAATTGTTACGACCACGTCAAACGTCCGTCAGTTGTCGGACGGAAACGCCCTGAGCGGCGGCCCCGGTGTTCAGCTTGGTATCAACGCCAGCGACAAGGTGGGCTTCTTCGGCGCAACCCCGGTCGTGGAGCCGGGCACCAACGGCCTGCCGCAGCGGGTGACCGCCAACGTGACCATCTGGGCAACCACCCAGAGCCCGTCAGCGGTCAACCCGAATACCTCGTCAGAAAAGGCGATGACCATCACCGGGGTGCTCGCCACCGACATGGTGGCAGTGGTGACCAAGCCGACCACCCAGGCCGGTCTGTTGGTCGGAACCGGCCGTGTGTCGGCTGCCAACACCGTCCAGGTGACATTCGGCAACGACACCGCGGCGACCATCACCCCGACCACCACTGAAACCTACGACGTCATCACCATCGGTGCTGCGCTCGCGCAGACCCAGGCGTTGACGCCGGCCGCAGTCGGCCCGAACACCACGTCGGAACAATTCTTCGCTGTTTCGGGTGCTCAGCCGGGTCAGGTCGTGTTCGTCAACAAGCCGACCACTCAGGCTGGTCTGATCATCACCCAGGCTCGCGTTCCTTCTGCGGGTCAGGTGGCGATCCAGTTCCAGAACCTGACCGCTGCCACCATCACCCCGACTGCGGCGGAGACCTACACCTTCGCACTGATGGCGGCTGCATCGCCGGCACCGATCATGACCAGGATCGTGCAGACCCTGACCCCGGTTTCGGTCGCGGCGAACACCACCGCGGAGCAGACCTTCACGGTGAACGGTTTGGTGGCTGGCACTGAGGTCTACGTCGTGAAGCCGTCGGTGACTGCGAACCTGGTGGTGGCCGGCGCTCGTGTCTCTGCGGCGAACACCCTGGCGGTCAACTACGCGAACAACTCCGGTTCCGCGATCGTTCCGCCAGCCGAAGCCTACACCATCGCCTACTTCACGACCTCTGCCCCGTCCGCGGGCTCTTCGACCGTTCTGCCGGCCCAGAAGGGCAGCGGAGAGGCGGCCCTGGCCCAGCTTGGCCTGTTGGTCTGATCGAGAACAACGAAGGGGGTCGGTGCTGCCGGCCCCCTTCTGTTTGACATGACTCCGTGAGCAGAGGGCAGGAAGCGGACAGTCAAGGAGCAAATGATGTTCGTTCTGTTCGCTACACCCTGCTTGAGTGCCAAAGTCGATCTCGATTATTTCAGTTCGTATATTCACACCAGTGTGGCGTTGAGCCAGCGTGGGATTGCCCACACCGTGCGTCTCCAGGCTGGGATTTGCTTTATCGACCACGTGAGAAACGTGCTCTGCCACCAGTTCCTGCATGAATTCCCGGACGCGACCGACCTGTTTTTCATTGACGATGACCTGGGCTGGCCGTCGGATGGCGTGCTTCGGTTGCTGGACCGCAAGGAAGACATTGTCGGCGGCGTCTACCCGCTGAAGCAGGACCCGATCGGGTTCCCGATCTCGCTGGAGACCGACGGCAACCGCAAACTGGTCGAGAAAAACGGTCTGGTGGAGGCGGTGTTCCTGCCGACCGGTTTCATGCGGATCAAACGGCACGCAATCGAATTGATGGCCGCCGATCAGCCGACCTACCCGCATCACCGGGCCGATGGGGTGTGCGACCACATCAAGAACATCTTCCACACCGGGTATTACGAGGGCCAGCGCTGGGGCGAGGACGTGGACTTTGCCAACCGGTGGCGGGCCAAGGGCGGCCGGATGTGGGTCGATCCAGAGATTACCCTGAGCCACCTAGGGCGGAAACGGTGGACCGCCAGCTTTGCGCCGGCTGTGGAAATGGCGAAGCAGAAACTCGCTGAAACGGAACCTGCAACATGAAAGCACCGAAGAAGGGCAAGTCAAAGGGCGGCAACGCACTGATGACGATGGGAGCGCCGATGCCAGCGCCGATGGAAGACGAAATGAAGTGGAAGGCGCAGGACGCGCTGAGCACCCTGAAGCGGGCGCACGAGATCAAGAACGATCCGCATCTGATGGCGCACGTCCACAAGCACGCTCAGACCGAGAAAGAGGCTCTGGGCAAGATCATTGGCAGGAAGAAGAAAGCATGACCCGTGAGTCAGAATTCCGCTCGTTTGCCGCGAAGCATGAACTGACCGATGCCAGGTTGGACGGTGACAAGGTGTTCATCAGCGTCGCCGACTACTGGAAGTGGGCCAATCGGGCTGCCGCGTCGTTCGTCAGACCCGCATCCGAATTCGCTGGTTTCCTGCACGAGATCGATGGATTTCAAATCTATGTGGACGCCGAACTGGCCGGCACAGGTTTGACCGTGGCGTCTCCGCAGTGGCTGACCGACGCACTCCAGACCTTGGCTGGTCAGGATCACGAGGAAGGCAGGAAAAAAGCATGGATCGAGGCGATCAGCATTGCCCGGCGAAACTGTGAGGGCTTTGTTGTCCGTTCGTATAATATCATCACAGATCATTTCGACTGGCAATTTGGCAATGGGCGCTGGCCGCGATTGATCGACCCCAAAACCAGCGAGCCGTTCACCGATGACCCGATGCGTGATCAGCGTGATGACGTCCCGGTTGCTGAATTCATGACCTATCTGAACGATTGGTATTTTCCGCAGCGCAAGGCGCTGCATTGGATGACCCCCGAAAAGGCTGACGTATGATCGACCAAACCGCACAAAGAACGATGCAGGTCCCAGGAGCGGGCATTATCCCCGCGGGCAGACCCACCATCGACTACAAAGAATACCCGAAGATGATGACGCACCCTCAGTATCGGCCGGGTAAGCCGAGCCCTGAGATCAAGTCGCCGCACGGGTTCACCTATCATGGTATTGGCGAGCCGGTGCGGTTTCCCCCGGTGCTGGTGAAGACAAAGCAGGACGAGGAATATCACGCCTCGCTCGGCTACGAGAGCCAGGGCAAGTGCGATGCGGCCGCGTTTGACCGTGCCGTCGGCGCCGGCCAGATCCCGCAGGAGGTCGCACACAAGCCGCTGGAATACCCAAAGTGGGTGCTGGGCAAGCTCTGTGCCAACGCAGAGGAAGAGCAAAAGGTGCTCGGCGGCCCGACCATGGCTCAGATCGTGGCGGAGAATACTGAGCCAGCACTCAGCGAAGAGCTTAATTCTCTTTCGGAACCGGCCCTCAACACGGCGGCGCCTACGTCATATGGGGTCAAGACCCTCGACCAGCTTCGCATCGAAGACCTGGAAGCGAAGGTTGATAAGCTGGTCGGCCTTGATTCCAAGGTCGATAAGTTGGCCGTCCTGATGGAGAAGGCCCTCGGTGCGCTGGAAAAGATGGACGGCCCACCGCACGACCGCGAATATGAATCCACCTTCCATCGCGTGGCGGCAGCGGCAGAGGCTGAAGTGAAGCAGCGCACACCACCCGCGAAGAAGAAGCGCAAGCCAGTCGTCCGGACCGCGCAACAGAAGCGCGACCACTCCGAGGCGATCAAGGCGGGGCTCGCTCGGCGCAAAGCGCAATTGACCGAATCCATCCCAGCCGAACAGGGTGGCGACGCCCCGGTTCAGTGATGCGTCCGGGGTTCTTGGACGTTTTTTCCTCCCTAAACTAAAACCGCCGGGGTAATTGCCGGCGGTCTTTTCCCCCAAAGGGGCAACATGGCGGAATCGATGGAAAACAACCGGTCTCGGTTGCGTCGTCTCCGTGCTGCCAATCCTGGCTGGAGCACCGACAAAAACGCCAAATGGAACGCTGCCAACCCAGAAAAGCGGCAGGCTCACAAAGCGGTGGAATATGCGCTCAGGAGCGGCAAGCTCGTAAAGCAGCCGTGCGAGCGCTGCGGAGCCACTGACTCGGTCCACGCACACCATGATTATTACTCGAAACCTCTGGAGGTTCGCTGGCTTTGTCCAACCGACCACCGGCAGCGTCATCGAGAACTGGCGAATTTGGCCGAAGCTGCGTAAACTGACACCAGCCGGACCGAGACGGGCCTCCTCGGGCTAATTCAATTTAGCTCGGATGCTCAAATGGCGACCACGACGGCCACTGGTCTCGTTTCTGACGCGCTGCAAATGTTGCAGGTTTACCCAGCCGATCAGCCTATCGCCGATGCAGACCTGGCAAAGGGCATCGAGGTCCTCAACGACATGATGGACCTTTGGAGCAACGAGAGCCTGACCTGCTATGCGTGGCTCACGCAGACCTTCACGCTGGTTCCTAACAAGTCGCAATACACCGTCGGACCAGGTGGGGCTATCAACGGCACACGGCCGCTTCGGGTCAGTGACGCTCCCGGCTCGGCGTATCTACTCGACGCCAATATGAACAAATATCTGATGAGCGTCGATGACCAGCTTTCCTGGAACACGATCACCACCGCGGTCGCCAGTTCGGACCTGCCGGATCACCTGTTCTACGACCCGCAATTCCCGTTGGGGATCATCAATGTCTGGCCGACGCCCAATGTCGGCTATACGTGCTCGTTCCTGAGCTACCTGCAACTGGTCGATTTCAGCAGCCCAAATCAGGCTCTGAGCCTGCCTCCGGGCTACAAGCGGGCGATTTCGACCAATCTGGCGGTCATGCTGAAGCCATACTTTCTGGACAGCCAGCTTGACCCGGATATCCGGCTGGAGGCCCGCGAGAGCAAGGCCACGGTGAAGCGGACGAATATGAGGACACAGGTGGCAGTATTCGATTCGGAACTGATCAGTCGCGGCAACCAAGTATATAATATCTACTCTGATCGTGGGAGCGGGAGGATTTGAGGCGTGGTTGTTCCGATTGGTAACGCGATGCCCTTCAGAAGGGATCTCTTTGGCCAGAGTTTTAACGCATGGGTCGTCACTGGTTCGGTCAGACAGGAGCCGGGTGCCGGCCGGAACCTGCAATGGTGGTGCCGATGCGAGTGCGGCACGGAACGATGGGTCCAGGCTCAATCCTTGGTTGATGGCCGAACGAAATCGTGCGGATGCAAGAAGCGGACATCGTTTCAAAGTGTAGGGGTGGCGGAATACCGCTCGTGGATGAGAATGCGTGAGCGGTGCAGCCCCAACAACAAAGAAAAGGCAAAATACTACGCTGAACGTGGGATCACAATCTGCCCGCAGTGGGAGTCATTCGATCAATTCCTCGCGGACATGGGGCCGGTGCCGCATCCTGGGTGGACGTTAGACCGGATAGACAACGACCAGGGTTATGCACCTGGGAACTGCCGTTGGGCGGACTGTCAGATTCAGGCACAGAACCGGCGACAGAACCAGCGCCGTGGATCGGGCCGCATCTGAATGCCGGCAAAGCCATCACCGATCCTCGGCGGGTTCTCGACGCAGCGTTCCCCCAACGCGGCGGATAACGAGGCGGTCAATCTCGCGGTCGAAATCATCGAGACCAAGGACGGCATCGTCCCAGGCTATCTCCGTGGAATGTCCGGTCTGGACCTGCTTTACACCGTCGGTAACGGGCCGATCCGTGGGATGCTGGCGCTCAACGACACCCTGTATGTGGTCTCCGGGGGTCAGGTCTACAGCGTGTCGGCAAACGCCACCAAGACGCTCCTGGGCACGATAAACGGCACCACCGGGCCGGTCTCGATGTTCCAGAACACCCAGCAGCTTCTGATCCTGGACGGGACCGGTGCGTGGCTGGTGCCGGGCGGTCTGCCACTGACAGGTGGGACGATCAACGTCGGCGGCTCGCTCTATCAGGTGGGCGACAAGGTGGTGCTGAAAGCGGATAACGGTGGCACGCAATCCGCGTTCCCCGAAATCCAGATCACCGCGATTGCCAAAAATCCGGCGACGTCGGTCGCTCTGGTCAACGCCGGCACGACCTACACCGGGGCGACCAACGTCGCGACCACCCCGATCCAGCCACAGGCTGGCATCGGCAGCGGGCTGACCCTCAACATCACGGCAGTGAGCGGTCAGATCACCGCAGCCTCGATCAATGCCGCGGGTGCCAACTGGGCCGTCGGCGATACCGGAACGATTTCCGGGGCTGGTGGCGCTGGCGCCTGGTTCCAGGTCCTGACGGTCTCTGGTGGCGCTGTCGCCAGCCTGCGACTGCTTGCCCGTGGTTCGGGCTATGCCAGTGCCACAGGCGTCGCTACCACCGCTGGATCGCCATTTCCGGCCAACACCGGAGTGAACCTGACGGTCAACACGGCGGCGACGGCCGGACCGATCACTGGCCTGAGCATCAACAACGGCGGCTCGGGATATACGGCGGGCAACGTCGCAGCGATCAGCGGTGGCACAGGTGATGCGACGTTGCTGATCACCGCGGTCGGCGGCAGTGGTGTGGTCACTGGGTTCAATATCCTGAGCGGCGGTGCGATCACGGCCGCGGCCACGACCTTCAGCCAGCAATCGACCGACGGCGAAGGGCAAAACCTGACGCTGCAAAGCCCGTCTTTCGGCTCTTTCCTGGGTCTGGTTCCGATCACAATGCCGTTCGATAGTCCGGTCGCCGGCTGCGTGATCGACGGCTTTGGTCTGGCGGTGTTCCTCGGCCAACAGGTCATAGCGCAATCGAACCAACAAGATTTGTCCACGTGGCCAGCTTTGTCCTTCGGGACGGCAAACCAGTCTCCGGACAACGTGGTGTCGATCGCCACGATGCACGACGAGGCCTACATCTTCAAAGAGAAGAACACGGAGATTTGGGCCAACCAGGGGACAAGCCCGTTCGCGTTCGGGCCGATCACCGGGGCGCACATGAGCTTCGGCACGCCAGCGCCGTTCTCCGTTTGCAAGACGGACAACGAGTTGATCTGGATCGCCCGCAACGAGCAGGGTCAGGGAACAATCCTGAAGGCCTCCGCTTATTCGCCACAACTGATCTCGACCCAGGCGCTGACCAACGAGATCCAGAAATACGCCAATATTGCGGATGCCATCTCGTATTCCCGCGAGGAAGGCGGCCACAGCTACTACGTGCTGACGTTCCCGAGCGCCAACGTCACATGGTGCTATGACAAGACCGCATCGGAACTGGTCGGCTTCCCGATCTGGACCAAGATGGCGGCCCTGAGCAACGGCGAACTGATCCGGCATTGGGGCAACGCCTTCACGACCTGGGCAGGGAGCGTTCCGGCGACCACGACAGCGACGACGTATCAGGCGCAATCGGTGACGATGACTAACGCGGATACGTTGCAAACTGCCTCTGGGCTGAATGGCCTGATCACGAGCTTTAGCACCGCGGTGTTCTCGGTGTGGGTGTTGCTGCCCGACGGCGCACTCAACAGCGGGATCGTGTTCGGCAACCAGCAAGGCGGTGTCAAACCGGGCATTCAGATTACCATCGAAGATGATG